ATCTACTTGTACCTCAATTTTAGATAAATCAATTTCTGTACTTGCATAAGTTTGACCGTCATCTGGACAAAGTAATCTTAACTTTGCTACTTCACCTACTGACTTAGCACGTATATTTAAAAATATATACTCTAAATCAAAAGTTGGTATCTGACCACCGTCAATCTCACCAAACGTACAAACTTTAACACAATCTTTAATTGCTTGTTTAATATCGCTATCTTCACCTGATTCTAAAGCTTGTAGTAAAACTTTTTCCTCTTTTACAAGAAAAGGTCTGTACTTAATCTTTTTATCTTGCGAAGGCAATGTCAACTCAAAAGTTGGTGTTTCAATTACTGGCAATGCCATTATATATCTCCTTTATTAATTATAAAAATGGTGGAAATACTCTTCCACCGGTTACTCTACCAATTGGTAGATTTCTTTTACTCGTTTGTAAAATATCTCTTCCTGCTCTTCTAACTTCAGGTGGCAATTTACTTAATAAACCACCAAATAGGCCAAAGTCTTTGCCTGCCTTAATTGTTGGAGCGTCACCAAATGGTTTACCAAATTCAACGCCTTCAACATCTTGTATTGTTAAATTTTCCCAGGTTCTATATCTCAACTTAATAGGTATGTTGATAAATGTATCTGTATCAGCATAACCTAAATCATATGACCCTATTGTTTCTGGATATACTTCGTTTAATCTTACTGCGTAAGTAATTCTGTCTCTATCTTGTTCATTATCAAAAGAACCTAATTGGTAAATATAAACATTACCAATATAGTTATCATAATAATTCATATGGTGACTTGTATTACCACTTCCTTCAAAACCACTATGTACTAAACCTATATCTGAAATTTTACTTTGCCAATTTTCCCAAAAATTTCTTTGTGTATTATATTTGTCTGTATAAAATGTACATTCAATTTCACCTGAATAAGAATATGCGTAAGGCATTTCTCTTCTTGGTCCATAAGTTTGGTGAGCCACCGTATTAATATCTCTAGCTGGCATTGTGATTTTATTACACATCATACCAACATTTCTAACTTGGTCTGGCATTTCTAAATCTCTCTTACTAGGTGGGCTTGCGTCATCAAAACCCATACCAGCAGATACTTGCGAATTAGTTAATGCAATAGGAGACGGCAAGTTTATATAGACCAAATATCTAGTTGGTCTTGCTAAGCCTTCACCTTTGTTTATCTCAGCAATAAATCTATTAATTGTAGATTCAGGATTGCCACCAGGTTTACGTCTTAATCTTTCATCAGCATTTACGTTATCAAGTGACCTATCTCTAGGTATACCAACTCGTATATCATAATTACCAATACGTCTGCCGCCTCTTAAAATTGCCATTTTAGTCCCTTATATTTTTACAAGTTTCTTTATTTGCCTCAAGGCCGTCTTGTTTATCAAATATCCATAGGTATGAATACACTATGCTGTCGTTTTTTTCTACACACTTTTTACCAAGTGTTAAACGTGGTTCTTTTATAGAACAGCCGGTAAATGCTAAAATAATTAAAACAAGTAATACGCCTTTGAAAAATGATATCCAATTCATAGCATACCAACTTACATTTAATTTTTTCTTCCACCAGTCTATCTGTGAATTATGCCATTTAATAAATTTATTCATTATATTTTTCTCCTACTATCTGCAAATACTTTTCCAATACTTGCCTTCTTAAATTGTGCTACAGGTAGATATATTGCAATCGCCATTTCATCTACGTCAACTCTTAAAAAATTACTTCTTACATATCTAAAAAGGTATTTCTTAATAGCCGGTTTAATTAAACCTATATTCTTTACTGCGTTGTACGTCACCTGTAATTTTGTTGATTGGTCAAATTTAGAGTTCGTACTAAACTGCTGTAATTGGTCTAATAATTTATATCGTAAACCGTAGGGGAGATAGTGAAAGTTTAAACCTATAAAACCTCCTCTAAACGTGTCAATTGGTAACACTAGTGGAAACGTATCATAGAACGGTAGTTTTGCTTTTGTTTTAGGGTCATAAACAAACATTGACATTCTGCCTGCACTTGGTTGCCCTAATAACTTACCGTCTCTCATCAATTTACCAGCAGTAGCTCTGTCTGCAATTAATGAGGCTGCATTACGATACCAAGAGGCAGATTTTAACTGCTTGTCTTGTAAATCAACTAGTGGATTGAATATATTTACCATACCACTATTTATAAGAAAACCCTTAGCGATTTCTCGCTAAGGGTTGTAGTTGTGATTTGAGAGAGAAAGATTAATCTTCGTCTGCTAATTTACTAAAGTATGACATTGTATCGTCATCATCACTAGCAGGACTAGATTGTACATCACTTCCACTAGGCACAGAGGTTGTGGTAGATTGTGGTGGGAGGTCTACATTCTCCACGGTCTCCGTGTTTCGTTGTCCCATAATTACCCTATTCAGTTTCTCTTTGAGTTCGTCATAGGTCTTAAAATTACTAGGGTCAACAAAAGGCATTAAAGGGTATTGTTTTGACCAAATAGCTTTGATGTCATCATCTGACTCTTTTACTTGGCTCACACCCTCAAATTCAGACTTATCATAGTTCCAATAACCATCAACTTTTCTAATCTTCAATTTGAAGTTAGCACCTTTCCAAAAGTCAAATGGATTAATTGGTGTTTCATCATCAAACGCTGGCTGCATTGCTTCAGTAATCTTATCAAAAATCTTTTTACCAAATTTAAATAAGAAAACTTTACCCTCGTTTTCAGGATGTTTCGGGTCTGAAACTACATAGATGTTTGAGTAGTATGATAATTTTCTTTTTCTCTTACGAGCAATTTCTTTATCACTATCAACACCTGTATTCCAAAGTCTTGTATTTTCTTCACTAACAGGATCCTTTTGATTAAGAGTTGTTAATGAGTTTTCAATATACCAACCGCCTTTATCCTGGAATGCGTGTGACCAAACTCTCTGCCAAGGCATTTCTTCACCTGAAGTTGCCGGCAAGAATCTGATTACTGCATAACCATTACCAGTTTTATCTAGTTCAGGTTTCCACAATCTGTCGTCTTGGTATTTGTTTTTAGAATTACCAGAGGTCTCTGGTTTATCTGTATTAGCTTCTAATGCCTTTGTGATTTTATCAAAGTTAGAAGCACTTGATTTTAAACTTTCAAAGTCCATATTATATCTCCTTTACGTATTTAAATATGTTCGTTGTATTTGTGTTGGCTATATTATCGCCATCAATATTATTTATAAGACTTATATTAAGCATTTTGTAAATAATTGTCAAGCGTCCTTTTAAACTTACCAGCGTGAGACTTCTCTGCTTTTGCAAGTGTCTCAAACCAATCAGCAATCTCTTCAAAGCCTTCTTCTCTAGCTGTTCTTGCCATACCAG